AACAACAACTTAACTAATAGGAAGTCGTAAATGACTAAAGCACGAACTATTGCCGATTTAGGCACAGGATTTGTAAATATTTCAGATAGCGGAACAGCAGGAACTAAAGTCGCATCAGGAACTACTGGACAACGTGGTTCTACTGCTGGTCAGAGTAGATTTAATACGACTACAGGATTAGCTGAATATTATACAGGTACGGACTTTAAGGTTATAGATAGTCCACCTACAGTTACAGTAGTATCTCCTTTAGAAGTTGATAGTGCGGCAGGTGGTAATGTTACTTTTGATATAACAGGAACTAATTTTCAAGCTGGTGCAGTTGCTAAGTTTATAGGTAATGATGGAACAGAAATAACTGCATCAACAACTACAATAACTAACTCAACAACTATTAGTGCTATTATTGCAAAAAGCTCTTTTGTTAATGCTAAAGAACCTTACGATGTTAAAATTATAAATGTTTCAACTTTATCAGCAACTTTAGATAATCAAATTAGTGTAGATACTTCTCCTACTTGGAATACAGCTTCAGGTAATATTGCAGATATATTAGATAATGCAACAGGTACTCACGCAACTGTATCTGCAACAGATATAGACGGAGATACTGTAAGTTATTCTGAAACAGGCGGAACAGTTTTAACTACTGCTGGACTTACTTTAAATTCTTCTACAGGTGCTATTAGTGGCGACCCCACAAATGTTGCTTCAGATACTACATACAGTTTTACTTTAAGAGCAACTGCAAATTCTAAAACAGTAGATAGAGCATTTAATATTATAGTTGGAGCTATTGATGGTTCAACTTCAGCTAAAGCAGTAAGTAGTGGTGCTACTTTATTAGCTTTAGGAAAATCTGCTGGTAATTATTGGTTTAAAACAGGTTCAGCACCAGCTTACCAAGCATATTACACAACAGATGATGGTGGCGGTTGGACACCTCTTTGTGCATTTTCAAATTTTGTAAGTAAATATCAATTATGGTTTTCTGATGGAAGCACAGCACCAGACCCAAATAGTAACCAACAATCTAATGTAGATACTAGAATTGGTGTTGAAAGTTCAGCAGGAACAGCAACATCTTTAACTAAAAATAGTTTTAAAGCACCTTCGTTTTGGGAATTTCCAGTAAATAAACTTTTATTTCAAGTTAATTATGGTGGTTCCACAGGTTATGCACGATATGAACCTAATGCAAATCAAACAATGAAATACATGATGCTTAATAGAACATCAACAGATAGCAGAGTTACATCTTCAGGAACTGTTGAGCCTATGATTGGTAGTATTTATTGGAGAAATAATTTAAACAACGATGGTGGTTATATGGTTACAGCTTTAGCTTCAAGTGAAGCGTGTGGTGGAATAATAACATTTGTTGATGGTGCTGTTTATATTGGCGAAGATAATGGTTGGAATGGAAATATTACTAGAACTGATGGTGGTAGAGGTTATGCTTCTGATGGTACTACAACAGACCACACAATTTGGGTCTACGGAAAAGTATAATAACTAACCTCAAAAAGACCATAAGTCTTTTCTTAACAACTAACAAATAACAATATGACAATATTATTAATGACATTAAGTTTTATCGTAGGAGCTTGGTTAGCGTGGAGATATGAAAATATATTAGATGATTTCATAGAACACTTTAAGTCTATGGGTAAAAAAGATTTATAATGATTTTTACAACTATAGAAATAGCAGTTTATGTAAGTTTAATTTTAACAATTTATATTTGTTACAACATTAGACCTAAATAAATGACACCTTATACATTTGAAGAAATACAATTTTTAAACAAACCAACACAAGAGGAAAATATGTTCACACCTAAATTTGAAATTCCATCTTACGATGAAGTTAAAAAGACTTCAGAACAATTTGTAGGACAGGTTCAAAAATTTTGGGCAGATGCTTTCAAAGACTACGCAAAGTCAGTTGAAGCATTTTTTCAAAATAACAAAAAGTAAATAATAACAACTAACAATCAGGAACACTAATGGCTAAAAAAGAAAAGTCTGTTTCTGAACTTCTAGAACAAGTACAGGATATACTTGCAGAAATTCAGGACAAAGTTAGTGAAAATGAAACTGATGATGAGTTTGACGATTGGTCTGAAGACCAAGACGAAGAATAGTCATTAATGTAATTTTAGCTCCGCTTATGAATAGAAGAACTAGTAAGAGCTTTCACAAATGTAAAAAAGAACATTTAAGTAAATCACACTTTGACATTTTAATATTTGAACTAAGAAATTTAAAAAAAGATGTTGAAGAACTAAAAGGATTTATGAATAAGTCAAAAGGAACACTAGCGGTACTAATTTTTATTTCTGGTTTAGTTGCAACAGTTATTATGGCTTTAGATTATTTTAAAAAATAAAATTATGAAAAAAGGATTATACGCAAATATTTTAAGAAGAAAAAAATTAGGCATTTCTAGAAGTAAAAAGAAATCAACTATATCTCCTGAAGCATATAAAAATATGAAAGAAGGATTTCCTAAAAAATAAATGTCAGAAAAATTAAAAGAGCTACACGAAAAACTTTGTGAAGTATTATTAGACAAAATTAAATCACCTGAAGTTACGGCCAGTGAATTAAACGTAGCTAGACAGCTTTTAAAAGATAATGGAATTGATGCTATCCCAGTGGAAGGCAGTCCACTTAAGTCTTTATTAGATGAACTGCCGTTTAAAGAACCTATTAAATTAGCTAATTAGCTATATTTATAGACCTCTTTGACCACCTTTATTTAAGCCACCTTCTTGGCTTTCATAATTAACATTACGAGTATTCCAACCTAAAGGTATGGAATAATCTTTTGGGAAGACAAATAAATGATACTGATTTGCAGTGTCCATTAATCTGCTTTCTTTAGGATAAAGTTCAATGGCTTCTCTATCTTCAGATATTAATTCATTCTTAATTAATTGAAGATGTCTCCAATCGTGAATTGCTTTTTTATCAATTCGTTTGATTGAAAGATAATCCATAGAACCTTTCCAAAGTTTCTCGTGAATTAACCAGTCAGCTTGACTGCCACGAAATACTCTAACTTCGTACAAGTCGTTTTTCCAAACTTCACAATTATACATTTCATTGTAATATTGTTTAGCTTGTTCGTTAGTTAAGGAGAGACCAAATTTAAGAGCTTCAGATTTACAATAGATAAATCTTTCACTCATTGGTAAATCCCAAATTGGAAATCTAGCTTGGATAAATTTATTCATACTAGTTCTCCTTCACGTAGGTCTTCCAGTACTGACCTTTGATTAACAACTTTTTAGTTGTAGTCTGATGGTGCAATTCAATAATTTGCATTTGCAAACATTTATTAATTGCTCTAGAAATTCTACCTGAATTTATTTCAGGAAGTTTTTCTTTAATTAAACCAATCATAACTCTACGACCTATTCCTTTTACTCTTTTAGAAGGATTAGAATAATTTTCTTGAAGCAACTTTATTACTTCAGGATAAACTACTGTAAAAGAGTTACGACTTTCTTTTTTATACTTGGAAGCAAAAGCTAAAAACCAATCGTTCCAACCTTGTGGGTCGGAAGTCCAGTTCGGAGCTTTTTCTTCTCCTGTATATTTTATTTTGTTTGTCATTTTTATTTTCCTTTTTTTTATTTATAAGTACATTTTATCACACCGACTTTTTGAAAATCGTCTAGAAGCTAGTAAAATGGTTTTGTAAATATCCACAAGTGAATAAGTTATTGAAATTAAAAATAAATAACTTTGTAAAAAATGAAAATAATGCTTTTTTTAAAAAACAAAAAAAATTATGGTGAACGATAAATTAAAAGATTTTAGAAACTTTTTATATCTAACTTGGAAGCATCTTAATCTTCCTGAACCAACTAAAATTCAGTACGACATTGCAAATTATATTGCTACTGGTTCTCAAAGAACTATTGTCAGTGCTTTTAGAGGAGTAGGTAAGAGCTGGATTACTTCTGCTTTTGTATTGTGGAAGTTATTATTAAATCCACACCTAAACATATTAGTTGTCTCTGCATCTAAAAATAGAGCAGATGATTTTAGTACGTTTTGTCTGCGTTTATTGTCAGAAATGCCAATACTTATGCACCTTTATCCAAAGGATAATCAAAGACAAAGTAAAATAAGTTTTGATGTAGCACCAGCAGGAGCTTCTCATCAACCTTCTGTTAAGAGTTTAGGAATTACAAGTCAGCTTACAGGTTCAAGAGCAGATATTATTGTAGCAGACGATATTGAAACTTCAGGAAATACTCAAACTCAATTTATGAGAGATAAACTTTCTGAAAGCATAAAAGAGTTTGAAGCTATAATTAAACCTGAAGATACTTCTAGAATTATATTTTTAGGAACACCACAGAATGAATTTAGTATTTATAATAAACTTCAAGAGAGAGGTTATAAAATAAGATACTGGTGTGCTAGATACCCAAATGAAACACAATTTAAATCTTATGGTTCTAATCTAGCTCCAATTATTTCTAATACTTGGAGTTCTGAAATAGTAGGAAAAGCAACTGACCCATCAAGATTTGATGAACAAGATTTATTAGAAAGAGAAGCAAGTTATGGAAGACTTGGTTTTAATTTACAATTTCAATTAGACACAACTCTTTCTGACTTAAATAAATATCCATTGAAGTTATCAGACTTTGCAGTGATGACTTTAAACCAAGAGAAAGCTCCACAGAAAGTTATTTGGGCTTCTTCTCCTGAATTAAAATATAATGATATTCCTTGTGTAGGTTTGCAAGGAGATGGTTTTTATAGGCCGATGCAAGTTCAAGGTGATTGGATTGATTACACAGGTTGTGTGATGAGCATTGACCCATCAGGTAAAGGTAAAGATGAAACTGCTTATGCAGTTACTAAATTTCTAAATGGTAATATTTATTTAATAGATGTTGGTGGATATAATGCAGGTTACACTGAATATGTTTTAGATAAACTAACTCAAGTCGCTAAAAAGAATAAAGTTAATAAAATATTAATTGAAGATAACTTTGGTCAAGGAATGTTTGAAGCATTACTTAAACCTTATTTAACTAAAGAATATCCTTGTTCAACTGAATTAATTAGACAGACTACAAATAAGCACAGAAGAATTTTAGATACATTAGAACCTTTAATGTCTCAACATAGGATAATTGTAGATATTAATGTTATTAGAAAAGATTATGAGACTACAAATGATTTGTATTCTCCTGAACAAGCATTGAAGTACCAATTATTCTACCAGATAAGTAGATTACAAGTTGGAGTGAACAACTTAACAGTAGATGATAGAATAGATGCCTTGCAAATGTCCTGTCATTACTGGTTACAACAATTAGCAAAAGACCAAGATTTAGCTTTTCATCAGAAAAAAGAAGAAGATTTTAGAATACAGCTAGACAAGTATTGGGGTGATAACTCTCACAGCAGTAGTTGGATTAAATATTAGCTGTAAAATATAGGTTAAACAGGGGTACAAAGGTATGTCCTGAAGGCAACTTGATAGCTCTACGTGCTTTAAATTAAGACTTTTTAGCTATGGTTATCCTAAAGTGCAACCTATCAATTAAAAAACACACACCTCAATAGACAGTAAAAGACACTTCCATACCTACTCTAGGAGTACGTAATTACGTTTAAACAGTGTTCTATAAGAAGTTTGATTATGGTTTTTTTATTTTTAGAAACTAAAATCGTACTATAGTTTAACTATAGTTCTAACTATAGTTCTAACTATAGTTAATAATAATAATAATACAACTTAAGTAGAACTTAAGTACAACTATAGTTCTAACTACACTATATACTAACAGGAAGTCATTGGCAGACCATTGGGAAGCCCTTAGGAAGCTGTTGGGAAGTTATTGGAACTTAAACTAACATAAAGTCAAAAATGAACGAACAAATAATCTACCTTAAAGCATTAGTTGATAAACAACCAAAGTTTAATACTGATGAGTTTAAAATTAAGGTTAAATCATTATCAAAAGATATTTATAATGATGTAGTTCCTAAATCTTACGAGCAAGACTGTTCAGAAGGTAGGCAGTTTATACTTAAGAACCTTAATGAGTTCCTAGAGTATGCAGTGGATTATTCATTAGCTGATAAGTTTAATGACCTATTGTTTTATCCTGAAAAATAATTTAGCAAAAAAATCTGACAACCTCACGCATAGGTGGGAATTTATTTTTATCCCCTCTGCCGTCTAAAATATAAGGGGGTATACTCTACCTGTATTGCACACTTGTTTGCAGTAAAACTATAAATTAATAAGCATTGCCAACGGATAGCGGTAGTCTTCTTGAATAGTGCTAGTCATTTTACTTGTATTTCTTTCTGTAAAAATTTTATTCAATTAAAAATTGAAATTTTTTTTATTTAGTTATATGTGTTTCATTATCTGTTTTGATTGGTTGCACCTTTAGATAATAGGATTGATATGAACAAGAAGACTAAACAAAGTATAGAACCAGACTTTAAAATAACTATACCAACTGGCAATAAAGAAGCCATTGTTACCGGTGTATATAAAGTAAAGCAGGGCTTGTTAGATATAAACACTGGGTCTGCGGTGACTGCATTACAAACTAATTTTCAAGTAGAAAAACAGATTGTTGAAGGTTTAAAAAAAGAGTTTGATGCAATAAAGTTTAATCCTTTTTCTTTCCAAAGTTTAGGTAGAGACAGAAGGTTATACGTACACAAGACTGAAAGTTTATTAGGTGGCAAACCTACAGGCAAAGGTTCATTCCGTTTAAAGAGTAACAGAGAGACTGCTGATTATGTTAATGCACAAATCAAGAAGTTAATTAAAACAGAAAACATACAAAGACCAGCACAGCTTATTGAGAAGTTTAAAACAAGCAAGTTAGTTAGGGCAGAGTTTAGTTCACAACAGACTTTTGTTGAGACAGGAATGGTTTTAAAAAGAATAGGTTTAGCACCACAAGATATATTAACTTTAGTATGTGAAAGAATATTACAACGTAAAGATTTAAGACAAAGATATTTAAGTAAGAACACACCATCATTAGAAGGATTTCTTTCACCATCAAAGAATGAAGGCCAAGCAGGTTATGAATTAATTGCACAATGGTATGCAATAACAATACAGAACAGAGAAAATGCAAAGGTTCATTGGAGAACAAGGAAGCCCAATGTAAGCAAACAAAGTTTTTATAAGAGTAAAGTTTTTAATGATTGGTGTATTAAATCTAATGTACCAAAGCCAAGTACCTACAGTAACTTTGTAAAGTTTTTGAATACATTAATTTCAGATTATAAAAAATTTTGTAAGTCAAATAAGATACAAGTTCTACCATACATATAAGTCGTACTCTAAAGGTGTAGATAATAACTTTATATATAACTATAATTTTCACCATTAATTAAATTAACCTAAGTAATCTTAAGTATTTTTTTTAGATTAATTATGTTGTGTAATCCAATGGTGTAAATTCTAATCATATATATAACTATAAATTATAATCTTCACCATATTGTATGCAAACATATTAGTCATTAGATTATCCGCAGGACAAACAAACAGGATAAATACTATGACTGATATAACAAAGTACAAAAGTATTGCGATACCTCTAGATACTTACGAACAAATAACAGAGGTAGCACAAAAAGGTTTTGATGTGCCAATGAGCAGGTCAAAAGCAGTTCAACATATATTTAATATTTGGACTGGAAAAATAACACCTCAACCGAAGCTAATAGATGAAGTTGTTGATAGTGATAATCACTTGAACAGCTATCGTTATTATGCGGAAAACAGAAGGTAACAATGCAAGTAAAGCTAATAAGCAAACTGGAAAACTTAACTTACCCAAAAGTTGATACGACTTATCTTAAAAATAAAGTTGGTAGACCAAGTAAAAAGTTCAAGTTAGCCAATGAACAACAAAATCATTTTGGCCAAGAAGTAGTTATCGTTGAAACTGCTGAAGACCATTTTGAATAACTAACTAGAGGACTGTGGCATAGCCACAAAACGCAGATGGATATAAACTTACAAAATAAATTAGATGAAAA